TAACTTTATAGAAAAGAGAATAGATGGCAAATTCATTTTTAACATACACCAATGATGCATTGGCTAAACTTAATGAAGTACAACTTACTTCAACAGACTTTGGTGATGCTCGTGGTATCCAAATACAGGTAAAGAATGCGGTCAATCAAGCTATTCGTTATATTAATCAACGAGAATTTGGTTGGCCTTTTAATGCTGCTGAAGCTAGTAAAACACTTACAGCAGGAGTAGTTAAATATGCTTTGCCTTCTAATACAAAGTATGTAGATTATGATACATTTAGAATTAGAAAGAGTGAGACTTTTGGTAATGCTGCCCGTCATCTTGCATTCTTAGACTATAAAGAATATTTAGATTTACACATTAAACAAGAAGATGACACAGTTACTACGACATTAAGTAGTGGTATTGATGATGATGACACGACAATTCCTGTATCTAGTACTTCATCTTTTGATTCTACAGGAACTATAATAATTAATTCTGAGAACATTACATATACAGGAACAAGTTCTACTACATTTACTGGAGCTACAAGAGGCGCAGAAAGTACGACTGCTGCCAGCCATTCAAGTGGAGATACTGTAGCTCAAATTGATGCAGGAGGAATACCTACGCACGTATTTCGGCATCCAGATAATAAGTATGGTCTATGGCCTTTTCCCAATAGGGCATACACATTATCTTTTGATTACTATACACATCCTAGTGCAGACCTTTCTGACCATGACGATACTACTTCAATTCCAGATAGATTTGGTTACATTATTACAGATGGTGCTATTGCATATGCCTATTTATATCGTAGTGAAGTACCTTTGTATGAACGTAGTTTTGCCTTATTTAACGAAGGTATAAAACATATGCAAACTTTATTGATTAACAGACATGATTATATGCGATCTACTTATATTCCCAGATCAATTAATTCTGTTTATGCCTCTTCGGCAACTTTTTAACATAGGAGAAGATTAATGACTCAAGTACCGCAAGGAGATAATATGTTCTGGGATGTGCAGTCGGCTGTAACTGTTGCCTCAACTGCAGCGGGAACAAATGTTTCAAGTTATAATTTAGCAACAGTACATCTAAACGGTGAAATTTATGTTAACTTTGGTGCTTCTAGCACGGCTGCTATTAGCACTGCTAATGATATTAAATTAGCCGCTGGCTTACATTCACTTACTGTACCTAAACAAGCTGGTGATTCACAATATCTGAATTATCAACGAGTAGGCGGTACGGATGTAACCATGCGACTAGTGTTGTCATAAGGAGAAAGCCTATGTCTCTATTACAAGGACTTATAGATGAGAATGTCGATAGGCATACTAGAGATTTAGTTACTCTAACTGCAACTGCCTCAATAACTTCGGCGGACCATGCAGGTAGAACACTTCTTATGGGTGAAGTCGGCGGCGATGCCGCTGCTACTTTTACGCTTCCTGCTGCAACAGGTACAGGTAGCGTGTTTAACTTTGTTGTGTCTGTAGTAAATACTTCTAACTATTTAGTTAAAGTAGCAGATGCAACAGATACCATCGACGGTCAGATCATGATTACTGATGCAGATGGAACAGCAGCCACTTCATTTGTAACTGCTGCTGCTTCAGATACCATTACATTAAATGGTACGACTACTGGTGGGGGTGCGATTGGTGACTATGTTGAACTTATAGATATAGCATCTAATCAATATGCAGTAAGCGGTATGGTGACCTGTGCCGCAGGTTCTAATATCGCCACGATGTTTAGTGCTACTGTATCATAACTTAGCTAAAGAAAGGAATGAAAAATGGCTAGTTTTAAAATGACGCAAGGTGTATCTCGTGTCCCTGAAGATGTCTTTGTTGAAGATGGCATGACTGTAACTTCAGGTGGTCTAACGGTTACTGCAGGTGGCGTTACGGTTACTGCAGGTACTACCACTTTAGGCGGATCATTTATACGAGATTTAGTTACTCTAACAGCAACCGCAACACTTACAAACGCTGATCATGCAGGACGTATTCTGCTAATGGGTGAAGTTGGTGGTGATGCGGCGGCTACGTTTACTTTACCAGCGGCCACTGGTTCTGGTGCAGAATTTCAGTTTATTGTATCTGTAGTAAATACATCCAACTATGTTATTAAGGTTGCTGATGCTACTGATACTATTGATGGTTCTGTCACTCTTCATCAAGATAGTGCCAATACGGTTGCTTCTTTTAATACGGCTGCTGATTCGGATACCATTACTATGAATGGTACTACGACAGGTGGTGTTTCTATTGGTGATGAAATTACACTTATTGATATTGCTACTAACCAGTATATCGTTAAGGGCATCCTAACAGCGAGTGGCACGGAAGCTACTCCATTTAGTGCTTCAGTTTCGTAGTAACTTAGTATGCATAGATACTTGCTCATCTGTACTTTACCCCATAGGTGAGCAAGTATTTTATGCTTTTAATAAAAGGGGCTAACACATGGCTGTAAGAATTGTAAATGCTGGTTCAGCCTTGTCTAGCACTAGTTTAACAACAGTATATACTTGTCCTGCAAATTTTTCTGCCAGTATAAAAGAGGTCTGGGTTGCTAATGTTGATGGCACAAGTGCTGCCGATATAACACTTAAATGGACTGACACATCAGCAAGTGCTACTTTTGATATAGTTAGTACATCTAGTGTATCAGCAGATAGTTATCTTCGTATAAGTGATGCTAACATATTCTTAGAGGCAGGAGATATATTTAAAGCACAAGCATCTGCAGCAAACGACTTAACTGTTTCTCTCTTTATTGAAGAACAAATTAAACCAGCGGGATAATATAAATGCCAGATACTTCAGCAATATCTCCTGTAACAGTTTCTTTAAGTGGTGGTTTAATTCTTGATAGAGATGATTTTTCAATGCCACCGGGAGCAGCTACAGAGTTACAAAACTTTGAGCCAAGTATTCAAGGTGGGTATAGGAGACTTACTGGTTCTTCTAAATTTGATAGTAATCAAGTAGACAGTAGTAATAAAATACTTGGTGTTAAGATTTTTAATAGTGGTGTATTGGCGGCTGCAGGAAATGTATTAAAGTTTAGTACCGGTACAGGCTGGGGTTCTTCCATAGCTACACGAACTTCTGCTGGCCGCTATAAGTTTGACGATTTTAACTTTACTAATACACCTAAAGTAATCATGGTAGATGATGTTAATAATGCAGCTACTTATGATGGATCAACATATACTCTTTTAAATGCTACAGGCGCTCCCTCTGATCCTGCTTCTGTAGCAATCTTTAGAGATCATGCATTTTTTGCAGGGATGTCTACAAACCCACAAGAAATTGTATTCTCTGCCCCTTTTGATGAAGCATCCTTTTCTGCAGCAAATGGTGCTGGATCAATTAAAGTAGATACCAATATTGTAGCATTAAAAGTTTTTCGTGATGCTTTGTTTATTTTTGGTAAGGATAAAATTTATCAACTACGAGGAACAAGTATAGCGGATTGGCAAGTAGCTCCTGTAACTCGTACATTGGGTTGTGCCGATGGATTTTCAGTTCAGGAAATTGGAGGTGATTTACTATTCTTATCGCCAGATGGATTAAGAACTATTGCTGCTACAACTAGAATTGGTGATATAGAATTAGGTACAGTATCTAAACCTATACAAAAAAGAATACAAGATATAGGATTTGATAATGTTACATCTGTTATTCTAAGAAATAAAAGTCAGTACAGATTATTTTATCCTACAACAGGGGGTGCAGCAGCGGATAGTAGAGGAATTTTAGCTACACTTAAACGTACTCAACAAGGTATAGGCTATGAGTTTGCTGATCTTAAAGGTTTAAAGCCTTCTTCTGCAGATTCTGGTTTTATTAGTAATGTTGAATACATCATTGAAGGTGGCTATGATGGTTACGTTAGACGACAAGAAAGTGGAGATACCTTTGATGGAGATAATGTTGTAGCAGTTTATAGATCACCTGATTTATCTCTTGGAGATACAGGTCTTCGTAAATTAATGCAACGAGTAATTTTAAATTATGAAGTTGAAGGAAC